CTCGAACCCACATACCCGAAGATGAGCGATTTACAGTCGCCGGGACCACCATTGTCCAACCTTCCCAAATGCCCGTTTTGTAAGAATAGGTGGGCTAAACCTATATTACTGTTTGAAGAAATTATCTCAAACTGTTTTTTTTGTTGAACTTATTCCTTCAACACGTAGGAAAGTACCAGAGAGAGGACTTGAACCTCCACGATCTTTCGACCACTAGTGTCTAAAACTAGCGTGGCTACGATTACACCACTCTGGCAAGAAAATTGCGGACTCGGGATTTGAACCCGAACTGGGGGCTTACTAAATACTCTTAATTAAAAAGTATTTAATGAGACCCCCGTGCTACCATTACACTAACCCACTATGATGCCTTTTACTCGACTTGCACAAGTTTCCGAAACTTACAAGGTTTCACGTTTACTACATAACATAAAAAGGCGTTTCGGGTATGTGTGAATCGAACACACTTGATGCCCTGATCCCAGATCAGGTGGCTAACCTTTTGCCCAATACCCGTTTTAATCATATATAATAATATATGACTTAATATTTAACTTTACAGGATCAATTTATTCCGCAGGAGCAGTTATTTCAAACTTTTCACCTCTTGACTCTTTTAAATGTTTTATAATAAGTTGTTCAGCATATTTAGAATTAACACATATTTGACCCCATCTATCGTGTATTGTTTCCATTACATCTTTTGCTCTTTCTTCATCACTCATTTCAAACCACCTTAACTAATCAGAGTGTTCTAATCGCAATAATCTTTTTTGTTGTAAATTAATATCTTCTTCTAAGTTTTTAATGTTATTTTTTAATTGCTCTCTTATTTTTGTTTTAAACTCACTTTTAAATCTGTCTTTTTCTTCAACTTTGTCTTTTTTGTAATAATATTCGATAGATTTATCAGGTCTTCCTATTAAACATCCTTCCAGTAATTCTACATCATAAAAATCCCCCAAAGGTTGTACGTGAGTAAAAGTCCAATCACCAGTTTCACTTTCCTCTGCTTTCCAACAGTTCATTTTCATTTCAAACCGCCTTAACTAATCAGAATTGATTAAATTAAATAATCTTAGTTCTTCTTTTTCAATATTTCTTTTTAGTTGTTCTCTTAACCTTTCTTTAAACTCTCTTTTAAATCTATCTTTTTCTTCAACTTTGTCTTTATTGTAATAATATTTAACTAAATATTCAAGATTTCCTGTTATGTGGCGATCTATTTGGCGACCCATAAGATATTCTACATTATCTTCTATGTGATTAAAGATCCATTTTCCTTTTTCTTTATCTTCATACGCTTCCCAATAATTCATTTTCATACTTTAATCCTTTATTTCTATGAAATCTTTTTTCAATTCTTCAATCAAAGGTTCAATCTTTTTGGCTATGGATCTTGCCCAAATATTTATAATAGCATAAGAAATTAAAGAAGTAGCCACCACACCTTGAACAGTATAATCAGTTAAAAGCCCAGCGATACCGTTTAGAAATATTGAAATAATTATTAATGCAATTCCAGAATATAATGTAATTACATGAACCATTCCTATTACAAGATAAGCAGGAACTTTCTTCACAGAAGATCTAATCAAATATTCATACTTTCGTGCTTGTTCTTGTGTAATGTAATATTTTAAACCAGTTTTCGGATCTGTCCAGTTTGATATATTCATTTTAACTCCTTAAAAAAAAGTAGGTAAGAGAGTTGGAATCGAACCAACAGGCGACGATCAATCTTTTTGGTAGCCATTTTATGCGGACTCGAACCGCCGTTCCCCAAGAACACGAATGTATCGAACATTCTACCTGCCATTTTTTCTCTTCTCTACTTTATTATTATACACTAAAAAACTTTTTTTGTCAATAGATTTAACTCTTTAAAAACATTGGGGCAAAATCTTTCAAAACTTCAATAGAAGCATTGACATAAAGGTGAAGGTTCTCTTTGGGAGTATCTTCATCTCTGTGGGAATTACTATGAACATGACCGTGGATGTTTATTTTACCATTCAATTTCTTTTGATTTAAAATTGGTTTATGACTTAACCACACATCATCAAGTAAAACATCTTCTTCAAAAACTTCTTCAAATCCCATATCCAAATAATATTGTTTATCTTGTTTGTCATGATTTCCTAATATTAGTTTTTTGTGTCCTTTAAGGTTTTGAACAATGTTTTTAATTTCTTCTTTTTTAGATCCTAATTGAAAAGCAACATCTCCAAGATGATAAACGGTATCATCTTCACTGACAACATTATTCCATCTCTTCACGATTTCCCAATTCATTTTATCCATTGTATCACCAAGTTCTAACCTACAAGGTTCAAATACTAAAATATTTTTGTGGAAAAAGTGGGTGTCCCCTATAATGAATTTGCTCATTTTAACTCCTAAAATTATAAAAATAGGGAGAGAGGGACTTGAACCCTCACGTCCTTACGGACATTTGATCAATTTCTGTTTTGATCATTTCCATTATCCCGTATGATTTACACCATTTTCGCACAGAATTATCTGTTACGTTGTAAAACTTCCCAACCTGTAAAAAACTTTTTAATTCTTTAAATTTTTCCATCAATTCTGGAACTTTTGGAATGTTATTTCTTTCTCTATTGCTTAAAACATAACAATCTCTTGAACAAAATTTCTTACAACTTCTTGTGTTTTTAATTTCTTTATTACAATAATCACACAAAACAATTTCTTTTATTACTTTTTGTTTTTCAATTCTAATTTCTTCAATAGTTAAATTATTATAATCTTCTTTGTTTTTCTCGTTTCTGGCACTTTCGGTTTTCTTTTTTCCTCTAAAATTATCTGTATAGGAATGGCAATTTGGGCACAAAATAGAAATATTTTCAATTCTATTATCTAAATTGTTTCCATTTATATGATGAATTTCTAATTTTATCGGTTTATCCATCCACTCTGTATTATTACAAATTTCACATTTACTTTCTTTGTATTCTTCTTTTAATAATCTAATTTTTAATTTAGTGCTATTATATGAACAATTTTCAATAAGCAAATCCTCTGTCCTTTTTGGTTTTCTGATTGGTATCTTACTTCCTCTCCTCCAACCTTCACCAGTAAAATGATTTGTGGAAATATTAAACTCTATAAATTTCATATGTAGAGTTTTGTAAGATCCACCAACAGGTCTAATACCAAGATATCTACAAACGTCTGCTATTGAAAAACTTTTCATTACTATTTCTTCAAGTTCTTCTTTTATATATTTTTTTCTCATATAATTATCTTTACAAGAACTTTATTTTTTTACGCTTGCCGGTTCGAACAAAATGCGGCTACCAATTACGCCACCTCCCCAGAAAACAAAACTGATCAGTTTTTACATCGACTATTTATGATTGTATTAGCGGGTAGTCAATCCACAAAGTTTCTTGATAAGGTTCTGGAAACATTTACCTTCTTACTTTAACCAAAAATCCTAAAAATTAAGATTACTTATGGTGTAGCGTAGAAATACTAATCTATAATTGTATTCGTTGAGATACTCGAACGGACATAGACACCCCGATTACTATTCGATAAATAAATCTACTCGCTCACTTCCTGCTAGTAATCAGCCAAAGTGGTAGGATTTAATAATGACCTTTGTTAAATAAACTATTAAGAATTATTTAACACCTGCCTACGATTTATTCTCTTACTCTTCTTTACTCTTTAATTATACTCTAAAAATTTTTTTTTGTCAAGTGGTTTCAATCTTCAAAATTAAGTTCTATTTGTTTTGAACACAATGAAACATAGCATTTTGGTATATAGGAAGAATAAGGATGCTCTTCCCTTAAATTATACAAATCACCAAAACTATAAAAATCTTTTTCTTTTGAATGTCCTTTTTCAAACTCTACGACATGAAAAATAACATCATTGTTATCATATTTAACAACGCTGTTTAAACTACAACTTTGTTTGGATAAATAATTTAGTTGTTGTTCAGTTAATTTTTCTTGTATTTTGTATGATTTGAGAAGTTTTACTTTAATCATTTTACTCATATTTAAACCTCAAAAACTTGTTCTGGATAAACGAAACCAGGAAATCCCTCCAACTCTGCTTCAAGTTTCCAATTGCAAGGGTTCTTTTTGTAATCTTCATTTTCGCTTACAAAATCTTGATAATGAGATAACCACATTTTTGCTTTAATGTCTTTCGAAAGACGAATTGAATTGGCAGAAGGATAACCGCACAACTGTGCCCAGTTAGCATGAACACCAGATCCAAACTTATATCTTTCAAAAGGAAAACTTTCAAAACCTCGTGCCATTAATTCCATAACTTCCATATCATCAGTTGGCCAAGCTAGTATTTTACCTTCTTGGTTTTTATATACTTTTTCTCCTTCCTTGAATGACATATCTACGCCAATACATTCACAATCCTGAAAGATAATGTCTGCTTGCTTGTAGAAAATCTCCATTTGTCTAGGGGAACAGTGCTGGCTGTCTGTGGTAAAATATACTGTTTTATGCCCTTCTTTTTTAAAAATTAAACCGTAGGTTGGCATAATATGATTACCAGTCATAACATGAACTTGTTGAATGAGATTGACGCTCCAACCCTGCCACTCAAACTTTCCGTTAGAAGGAACTCTAATTGTTTCAAAAAAAGTTTCCAAATTGGAGTCGAAACCCTCCATTGATTTTTGTCCGCCTTTTAATGATTCGTTCCACAAATCTTTCATAAGAACTTCGTTGGCAATTAATCTCGGTGCTTTTCTCCCTTTAAACTTTGACCAATGATCAGGCCTTGTGTTCCAATCGTATCGTGTAAATGCAACTTCTTCTAACCCACCAATATGATCGGCGTGAGCGTGGCTGACATAAAAATCATCTATTGTATCTAAATTGATTTTTGCTTTCCATAGTGCCATTGGGATTCTACCACCAATATCAATTAATAATTTCCTTCCATCTTCTTCAAGAAGAAAAGATTGATTTCCATTTATATGGGAAAACGCATTACCACAACCAACAATCGAAATTTTCATTTTTTTATCTCCATTTTTTCTTCAATGATTTCCGTTTTAAACTCAACAATTTTTATGTCTTTTCTTTTAATGATCCTGTTAGACGTACCGTTAATGCCACTATAACACAAATTATACATTTTAGATTGCGGTCTATGAAAATACCATTTGTAGAAATTAAAATTGACAGTAATCGGTGTATATTTAGTATCAGCATCAAGAGTGTGCCACGACTTGTATTCTGTCCCGTCGTAATAAATTATAGACATAATCAATTTTTTCTTTTTGATTATTTCATTATAAGTTGGAGAAGGAGGGTTTTTCTTCATTGCCTCTTTAAAGTCATTTTCTTCTTTTATTGCTTTTAATAAAGCACCATCATCTTTTCTCATAAACTTAAAAAAATCAATCATATTTTTTCTCCTTAATTTACAGCATTAAAAACATATTTTGTTTATCTTCTGGCATATGATAATAGATCACATCTGCTAATTGTTCTAATTTTTCTTCTTCTGTTTTATTTGACAATTGAATAAAAGCCCAACTTGTTAAGGGGACGTGTTCTATTCTAAAAGTAGAAGATGCTTTTGGTGAAGAAAAGTGTATATTAGTGAATTCAATATCTTTGCTCATTTAATCATCCTCAAAAAGAAAAAGTTGTTTATCTTTAACTTCCTCAAAGTGTTCTAAACAATGGCTGTAATGCCAATCGCTATCAATATCAAAAAATGCTGTTGAAGAATAATTAACACGAAAGCATTTTCTTTTTTTGCCATCCTTCCATTTTTCCATATCTTCATTCCAATTATCGTAAAAATCTTTTGGACCAATCCATTTGTAATATTTCCCAACTTCAAATTTTTTTAACATTTTTTCTTTCCTATATAATTATTATACACTAAAAAAGTTTTTTTGTCAAGAGTTAATTATCCTCGAAGATTTTTATCTCTCTACTAAAAGGAACCACATAGTCTTTTGGAATCCAATTTGTAAATGGCATAAAAATGGTATCGTTTTCATTTATACAAATGTTATAATATTTTTCATATTTATTACTTTCAAGATTAAACTCTTTTACGAAAAAAAAGTTTTTGGGTTTAGCATTGTGATAATGCTCAATGGTTTCTATTTCACAATGATTTGATGAATATTCTTTAATTTTACTTTGTGAAAATCTTTCTCTTATTTCCTTAACTGTTAAACATCTTACTTTAATTGCTTTAATCATTCTTGAACACGCTCTTCGAAAGCATCGCACTCAACAACTAAATCAGCAAGTTCTGTGTCTTCTAAACTTTCATCCATATCAATACCCCAAATGATTGCTACGGCACCACAAACTGGAAAGATTTTTTTACAAGATAAACATTTATGATCTTCTTTTGCTATCATTCTAATCCTCCAAATTATAGGGATGTTCATTAATTGATGATAAAAACAAATCTGGATCGCTATTCACACAATCCAGACAAAAAACATTTTCAAAACAATCTTCTTCATCCAGTTCAAAAACAACTGGTGTTCCCATCGGTAATTTAATCCCACATTTAGAACATTTCATTCTATGGGATCTACTTATTACGCTATCGACGAACATTTTTTGCTCTTATAAAAAAATCAAGGATTAAACCTAAGAAGGGAATTGTTAATAACAAAAACCAAGGGGAGATTGTGGCAAGAAAGAAACTTGCCACAAATAAACAAAAACTTCCAAAATAAAGCAAGAAGGCCAAAGCAACTACTTTCCAAACACTTTCAACTCCGCTCAATTTAACTCTCCTGTGTTTCCATATCAACTTCGCCAGAGTCCAAAGATTTAGATTCTCCTTCAAGGAACCTGAAAGATTTTAACTTCAATGCTTCTGTTTCGAAGGTGTCTTCTACACGAACAACAATTCCTTCGTCGGGAACTTTGTTTTTGCAATTCCAACAATCTTTTTCAAGGTATGTTTCTTGAAGTCGTTTAAGGAAGTTTTCATTCCAATGATCTTCAATGTTAAGTTCTGGAAAAAGAGTTTTTGCTTTTCCGTAATACAATTCAACAACACTCTTGATGCCGTTTTCCTTACACCAGTTTTTGACTTGCTGAGTTGTGAATTCAACTGTGTATCCAGAGGCATTTGACATTATAATTCTATAAACATAATAATCAAACTCACCAATCTGGCATCCGTAATCATATGCCCCTTGAATTGCTTTCCCAGATGGAGTATAACCAACGGCTTCTCCATAAAGTGTCATTCCGTCAAGGACTTTATCTTTTACTTTTTCATTAACAAGTCCCCAAATGTCAGTGTCATAATAATGAACACCACTTGTATTGAAATCCTCGTTCTTTATGACTTTCCTCGATGAATAGATATTGTCGTATTGAGTATCGACAATTTTAACACCAAGAAATTTGAGAGTTTTCTCGATGATATTAAGCCGTTTTTTACAAAGAACTTTTGAAGAGATCCAAGAAGTTCCGTGGATTTTTTGAGTAATAGAAATCACACTCTCTGGTTTGATGTGATCAATATTTCTTCCTAATTGAGCAGTATCATAATGGAACTTAAATGCTCCATCAACGATTTTGCTTTCTTTTACTTTCTTTGTCTTTTGTTGATTTGGACCTTTGGGTTCATTCTTCTTGTTGAAATATTTACGACAGATTTCAATGCCGTTGATTTCATCAAAAAGATCACCAACATTTAAATTGTTTCCTCCGGCAAAATCAAGAGAAGAAAGTGGCATAAAAAGTCCCATTGACTTGAACTTGCCAGCAAACTTCATTGCTCTAATTCGTCCGTTCTCTTCAAAATATCCTTTCAAAGTTTGGTCTTTGTTGAGTTCTTGTTTTCTGTATAAATTATTTTCTGACAGGTATTTTTCTGTTAATTGAGTTTCAATAGGGAAGAAGATACCAATATCTCCTTCTTTACAATCTTTTCCAACAATCACAAGATTACCAAAAAGATTTGTATGAACAACATTGTTCATTCCTTCAAGTGGAATAATTGATTTAATCTCTGCTACGATACCTGCATAATTTTCATTCTTTGGTTTGTTCATCTTCTTCTATCTCCCTTAATAATTCTTCTAAAACTTCTTCTTTCCCAACTGCCTTAAAATAAGCACTATCAGTTAGTATTGGTTCATTTTGCTTAGTTTTTGCTTCTTGTATTTTTTTTGAAATAATAACTCTAAGTTTCTTGTTTTTCATTTTCTTCCTCCAACTCCGGGAAAAATCTTTTATTATCTCTTTTAATAACGCCTCTTATGTGCCAATCCCATTCCCAATATCTTTTTCCATTGGGAGCGTTTCTCGTATAAAATCCATCATTATAGAGTTTATCATTCAATTTCTTTTCTTCGCTTTCAAACTCTCCATAGATTATTTTTCTATGAGTAATTATTCTCTTACTTCTTTTTATGTAGAATAGTTTTTTGAACTCGTGAGTGATTGTAAAAATACTATATCTTTCTCCGCTATATGGATTAAAACGATATTCTTCGTTAAACAAAGCATCTTTATCAAGAAATGAAAATCTTGGATTTTCACTCTTTAAATCCTCTGGAACAAACTTGTATTGTCTTTCACTTAATATAGGAAAAAAGTTCATTCTGTTTCTTGTTTCATCAAGGAAAACATTGTAATTGATTAAATCATCTGGAACTTTACTTTTGTAAAATATTCTTCTTGATTTGTTTAAGATCCAATTTACTTTGTTTATATTCTTTTCTTTTATTCTTGCTTTTGGTTTAAGAGCAACTTCAAAATAATATCCAGAATGATAAGGATGTTCAAGAGGAACTTCTTCTGTATAAGACATATGATGTAATTGATTTAATTTTTCTTTTAAGTTGATGGCTTGTTTTTCAAGTTTGTAATATTTATTAAGATGTTTTTGAAAGTGAGACATTTTATTTCTCCTATACAAATATTATACATTAAAAAACTTTTTTTGTCAATATTGGGACTACTGGGATCGAACCAGTGCTGAGAAAGTCAAAGTTTCTTTTGCTACCACTACAACAAGTCCCACTGTTTTTATTTATCAAAATCAAAAAGGTATTGATTACCTTCTTTTTTATCCGCAAAATCTAAACTTGTTTCTTCACAAGACCAAGTGCATTCACTATAAACAGCAGTTTTTTCAAAATGAACACTAACAGGAAGTCGCATTTTTTTATCATATATATACGTTATTTTCCCTTTTCTCCCCACAAAACTATCAACAAAATCACAGGGTTTTACTGCGATTACTTCGTCGCCAACTTTAAATCTCATGTTTTAACCTTTATGAATATTGGGGACGTTCGGGTTTGAACCAAAGATTTGGATTGTTCATATCCACGTTTTACCTGCTAAACTACTTCCCCAAAGAAAGTCCCACATTAGTAAGAAGGGGGACACACCACTTATACTTTTTAAGGTTAAAGTCGAACCTTATGATTTAGTTAGGATCACTTTCCCAATAGTTTTTTAGTGTTTCACCAAGGTATTTAACTATTTTAACCCATAACTTTTTTTATAATCGCTGTAATGCTTGAAGTCATTAAACATTCCAAGAATTACCCATTCACTTTTTTCTTTTCTATTTTGGACAAACATATTATTCATTCTTAGGTTTTCTATAACATCAAGAGCAAGTTTGTCATTATCTTTTATGTCAATTTGTTTTATTTCCATTTTATACTTCCCCCATCATATCCAAAACTGTTTTAGATAACTCATCATCAAATGAAAACTTGTTATTGACAGAAAACATTTTTGTTTCCCGAGGATTTCCTTTTTCATATTCCTCTTTATTACATACTTTAATGCTCACTACGATAGTGGCTTCATTATCTTCAAGTTCTCCGTTAATATGAAAAGGAATATTTATAGAAGCACCAGGGGCATTGTTTTTCAATCGAAATAGTTCCATATTTTCAAGATAATCTCTTTTAAATATTTCACCAAACTTACCTGACAAAAAAGCATCTAATGTTTTTTTATTTATCATTCTTTCCCCCGCTCTCTAATTATACACTAAAAAAGTTTTTTTGTCAAGACGCCTTTTAGGGTTAAAAATTACAAGTTTTTTCCTTTTGGTTGCTGTATGCGTCTTTATTTTATTTATGCTTCCACATCGAGAGTTTCTTCGTTGGCTTGTTCATCAACAAGTTTTTCTAACTCGTCAATGTTGGAAATACCTTCTTCAAATGTCATAATGATTTTGTCGGTATTTTCATCCATAATTTATTCAACCGCCACTTTCGGCAAACCTTTTTCTGCCCTCAATTCGTTGATACCCTTGATTATGTCCCTGTATCTAATTGTGTTAATAAATCTTCTAATTGCTTTAAACATTTTATTCTCCTATTTTTCCGATTTCGATATTGTCATCATTCACAATAAGATATTCTTTATTGTGAAGTGAATCAACTTTTATAAAATTAGGGTATTCGTCAATGATTATTTTATCAACCATAGTATGCCCTATAATTTGTTTGTAATCACTAATCTCTCCCCCTCTTAATAAACTACTTAATAAACTTGCCTCTCTAATCCAAATGGGAGATTGTTCAACATTGTCTCCATAGGGGTTTCTGTTGTTCATTCCTTTTTGATAAAAAGAGAAATTATCTCTGTTCTTTAAAAAGAGATTGTTGATTTTCTCAACAACAGAACTTCCTTCTTTATCTTTTGCGTTGATATCAAACCAAACCTGCGAAACACCAGCGTGAGAAACAAGAAACTTTTCCTTATTATTGTTGAAGAAATAACAAATATCAATCATTTTATTTGTCAAAGCATATTCCAATGCTTCTCTAATATCGTGATGATAATGGGGCTGATAACCAGAGTAGGTTTCATCAACACCTCTTAGATATTGATAATCGTGATTACCAAGAAGGAGAATTACTTTATCTGGATTTTCTCTTTTAAAAGAAATCAAATCAACAAAATTGTCAAGTTGTTTCTTCCCATTTATTTTTTCTCTTGTGTCAAAATAATCACCAACAAAAACAAGTTTATCTGCTTTATCTCTTAATGTTTTCCAAGAGTTTCTCCCGTGAATATCTCCAATTATAATTACTTTCATTTTTTGTTTCCTTAATAATATTATACACTAAAAAACTTTTTTTGTCAAGACGCTTTTTGTTTTTAAAGCCATATTAAAATTTTATTTTGCTGTAAGCGTCTTTATTTTTATACTTTTAATGCGGAATATCTTTCGACATTCAAAGTTCGTAGCATTGCTTCCAAAGGAGTTTCTTCGGGAATGGCGTCTAAACTACAAATACTTTTGAAAATACTTGTTGAATAGCCAGAAACGAGATTAACCCCCTTGTCATCAAAGGTTGCTGGAAATTGTTTTCCTCTCGCACTTACATTCCAAAAAATCAATTTAGGAGCAACATAACCAACCAAATCAAACATTGTTTGTATCTGTTTCATTGGTGTCATATTTCCAGAGGATGCTTCATCAAACTCCATATCGGATATGATAATCACGCTTTCTGGTAAATCTTTTTGATCCAAACGAGCAGATTTTGCTGCGTCAAGAATTGCTTTAAATCCACTAATCACATTTGTGTTAGCAGCATTGATTTGTGCCCTTCGCAAATAATTTGCTTTTGACACAATATCATCTCCCTCTAATTTTACCAATTTGGCATCACCAGTGAAAGTAATGTAGTGATCTTTAAAAGGGCCAGAACTTCTTTCGGCAAAGTAAATCCCCAAAGCAAAGGCAACGTGTGCCACGCAATTAGAAAACATACTACCGGAAGTATCCACCATACAAATCGCACTCTTCCCGTTTGTAAAATCTGGCAAACTTTTCCACATTACGTCAAGAACTTCTTTATTCTCTCCGTATTGAAATGCTTTATTTACAATATCCGAGGCAAATAAATCTTTTACATTTATTTTCTTCTCGCCAGATTTTACGGCTTCAATAAACTTTCCATATCCACTTTCGTCGTGTTTGTAAAATGCTTTCCTATAAAGCAACGATGCTTTTGAAGGAACTTTTGAATAATCAATTGCTTTCCATTTTCCTTTCGACATCGCAGTTTCTACGATATTGATTTTATTCCTCAAATCAGCAAGCATCTTACGATATTGGCGAGGAGTAATCTTAAAGAAATTAGCAAACTTATAAGCCATAGCAACACTTTCTTTTGAGGAAGTATTAACAGAAGGCATCCATTTTGCCAGTAATGAAGGCTTTGCTGCTTCCACGTCAAGGAGTAATTGATCTTTTATAGCATCTATCATTACTGTTTCGAGAGGAGTTCCAAATAAAGCAAACAAATCATCCCACCGTCCATACTCGGACACAAGTTTGATATTTTTATAAACAAGTTCTGGGTAATAATTTGCCAATACATTTAAGGCAACCTTAAATGCTTCTCTCTCGCCTTTTCCACCACGAATATCACGAAGATAGAAAATGTTCTTCAAGGCAGTAAGAGGATCTTCTTTTAATGCCTTGGCAAAAATCATTTCTTTTTCAGGAACGGATTTTCCCCGCATTGCTCCCCCAAAAGCAAAGAGATCAAGGTTTGCGGAGAGAGTAGTGGAATAAGCATCTGCTCCGTTTTCTGTTTTTGTTTTAAACCTATCTTTTGTCATTTCTTTTAAAAGAGGATTTTTGGGAAGTTCTGTAAAAGGTTTCTTTTCTTTTTTAACTACAAATACCTTATTAGTTGAAGGTGCTACATTTTTTAGTAATGGGTTCATATTCTCTCCTTTTTTTGAAAGCAAGACACATTTGATTTAACGTTTGCAATGTTGTTTTAGTTGCTGTTAGTGTCTTTATTTTAATTCATCGAATAACTAGCCGCATTTGTTTTTCATAAAAGTTGAAATTATATTGCTGTGTGCGACTATATTTTAATTATACATTAAAAAACTTTTTTTGTCAAGTAGGAACTACTTCCTTCTTTTGTTCGAGTATCTCAAACATCTTAACCGGCCCATCAAATGAAATAATATCAAGATTACAGACAATTCCGTTTTCAAGATAAATGATATTCATTTTTGGTGTTTCTCTTACATTAATTACTTTTGATGGATCTTTTGAACCAAAAAAATAAGCATTTTTCCCTATATGTGATTTCAAATCTAACATTTTAACTCCAATAAAAACTAGACAGTTTTTGAAAAGAAAATGATTTTCATCATATCCACTTTTTTTGTGGGCGTCAAATCGAATTATCTATGCCCTAGCTGTGTAAGGTTTTCACCTCGATATTTAGTTTGCTGTGCCTGTCTAAGAAGAGTGCCTATGAAAACACCTATTGATGCAGGAGGGACTCGAACCCCCATACTCCATTTACTCGGTTAATGCTCGATTAGAAGTCGAGTGAGATACTGCACCGTTTAATTTATTATATCTATAATAATGCCTTGCACCATTTTTATTTTTAGATTTGTAAGTTTCTAATTGACTATCACAATTAGGGCAAACAAGCCGTAAATTATCTTTTTTGTTGTTTGCTGCGTTTCCATCTATGTGGTCTAATATAAATATTAATTTTTTATTATTCCAAGTATTTTCTACGCCACATAAACAACATTTATTATTTTGCTCTTCTAAAACAAAATCTTTTATCCAAGATATTTTATAATTTGGTCTTTGTGGAACATTTTCTCCGTTATTTAATACATATTCTTTATATTTCTTTTCCTTATTTATTACAGTGCTTTTCATAAAACATTCTTTTGTGCAAAACTTCCCGCTAGGTTTCTCGAAAAAAACAACACCACAAACAGGACAGATACTTCCTTCTGTTCTATGAACCCCTTTATTAAATTTTTCACTCTCGTTTATGGCTCTTTTTTTTGGTAATTTTATTCCCATTCTTAAAGCCCGCCTTCTGGCACCACCGCCTGAAATCCCTAAAAAATCACCTATTTCTGCATAGGTTTTTTTCTTGTTAAAAATCAAATCCTCTAACTCTTCTTTTGTTATTTCTTTCATATATTTATCTTTACATAATCGAACAAAAACCTATTTTTGTTTTTTCTAACATTTTTGTTCGATTACCGTTGCTCTATCCAACTGAGCTACAACACCGTTTATGTACGATTTAGAAAAACTTAGACAAACCTGTTATGAACAGAGTTGCCAAACTTTTCACCTTCATTAAAATCTTTAATATTTTTTCTTTCATTTTTCTTCCTTACTCTTTAATTATACACCAAAAAATTTTTTTTGTCAATAGTTAAACAATTTTGAAAACATAAAACTCATTATATTCTTTTTCATCATTATGAAAAGTGTAATAATATTTATATGTTATGAACCCAATAATTTTAGTGCCTTCTGGTAATTCATTTTCTGCGACTACTTTTTCTACTCTAACACTATTTTCATTTGTTTTTTCATAATAAATGGTGTCCCTTTCTTTGCGAATGCCTTTAATGTTTCCAATACAAGCCAGTTTTATGCCAGTTCCACTTGAATGATCATAACCTTTTTCATAAACAACTTTCTCTCCAATAGAAAAAATAGGAGGGATTTCTTTATCGACAAGAAATACAGGAACGAGTTCTTTCTTTTTTATATCCCAAGTGGCATCAAGAACTTGGCTTGATTTTTCATCTTGAAATAAATAACTTGAACCAAAATATTCATCATTTTTATATCCACACAACCAGAGTGGAACTATTTTCCCGTTTTCAAAGGCGACTGCTTTTGTGTCAAGAAATCTTTTATTATCCATTTATTCTTCCTCTTCTTCTTTTTCTTTTGAGGCGAAAAAAATATCCGGTTTCTTTGTGATTTTAACTGGCTCTTCATTTATGACCTCAAATGTTTGAAGTCCATCTTTATCAACAGAAACTGCCATACTCATTCTTTTTCCTTCTCTACTTTTTGCAGGACAATTCTCACTATATCGCCAACTTTGAAAATAGAGGTTTTTGGTAGTAGCCACGGCCTGTCGCTTTTGTTGAGATATACAACATTATGTGTGTCAGTATAATTTTCAATTTTTTCTACCATCCATTGATCTTCTTCGTGATTATAGCAACTCGATAAAAATAAAGCGAGTAAGACAATGATTATTTTTTTCATTCCGTTCTCCATATTTTAAGAGAAAACTTTGGTTTAAATACATCCAAGAAACTTTTCTCCGTGACAGCACCAGTCACCAATTGACCTTGTAAATTTCTGGCTGTAAATCCAGTGCTTGTTAAATCAGTTTGAGATTTGGCGAAGAAATCATATCCTGTAATTTCGATATTTGAATATCCATTTTCTTGTAAGAATTGTCTTGTCCCGTCCGTGTTGGTGCAAGAACTTAAAACCAAAACCAATAGTATTATTTTTTTCATTCTACAAACTCCTCACCTTCAAAATCTTCGAACCGATCAATCATTTGCTTCACTTTTTCTTCGGGAACATTATGAATGTTTTTGTAGAGATTTTTCATCCTCAAAACTTTTACTTCAATTTCAAGAGCATCTGCCATTTCAAGATATTTTTCCATCTCCCAAAGTTGGGTAAATGTATTTGAAACAACAACATCTTCTTCATTCATAAGTGCTTTTAGGGTTTGTTCTCGGCACCATTCGTGAGCGTCTTTGATTTTTGCGGGTATCCAGTTATAAGTCCCATCTAATCCAATAAAAAACATATCTGCTTCAAGTTTCTTGCAAGAAGGGAAGTGTTTCCCTGAATATGTAGATTTACCTGAACCACTCACGCCCCTTAAAATATACAACTTATTTTTCATTTAATCGCTCCGTTATTTTACTTTACAAATTGAAAAGTGTAGAAAGAAAAAAGAAAATGTTTCCACTATTTCAGTAAGAACATAGTGTGTGTTTTCTTCCCCAACAAATATAGCAACTTCATCACCAATCTTTGGTGCTTCGCCTAAATGAACTTTAATCATCTTCAAACACCTTTATTTCTTGTGTTATTTTTTTGACATATTGTTCGTTGTAATACCAAAAATAAAAATTACCTTTTTCGTATAAATGATCTTCTTCTTTTTTGTAATAACTTTCATTACCTACGCCTTTGTAGTTGGTGTGTCCAATTTGTTTTTCAAACTTTAAACAAAAAGCAACTCCGTTTTTAAACTTATTTACAACAATTGCTTTTTGGTTATATTGTTCTCTCCAAGAACTACTTGTATCTAACACTAAAACTTTATCACCAATTTTTAAAGCCATTTTCAGTTCCTTATTTCAATATATTTGTAATCAATTTTATCAAAAGAAATAAGAATTAGTTTATCTTTTGATATTTCATAATGATAAAAGACATCACCAACTGAAATTGCGTTAATTTCTCTTATATAATAGAAATCAAAAGTGGATGAAAAGTTTCTTGTTTTGTTTGTTATTGTTGCCCTGTAAATAAGGTCTGTTTTGACAAAAGATATTTCCCCGTTATTTTTTGTGTTATCGTTGAAGTAGATTGTGAAGGGATAGATTTTATCTTCTTTAATGAAGTCATTGATTAAACTTTCTTGTGAAAAAAGAGAAGAGCAAGACAATGTTAATAACACTAAAAATATTTTTTTCATTTGTTTTTCCTATACAATTATTATACACTAAAAAACTTTTTTTGTCAAGGATTTGTATATGAAACTTTGGCAACACTCCAATTTTCTGGATGAATTGGGTTTTTACAATTCCCTTTATGGGTGATATGGCCAGAAATAATCCAATATTCACAACCTTCAATAATTACAACATTATTTTCTCTATATGAATTTTGAGCACTCTGTTGAAGTATTTCTTTTGCATCTTTATCACCACAAGAAAACAGAGACAACAATAGCACAGCCATAATTATTTTTTTCATTTAACTCCCCTAATTGTAATGTGGTTCCAGTTATACCTATCTGGCCCCGCTAAGTAAGATTTTCCGCTTTCAATGTCGGTGCGAATAGTTCTTATCCAAATGTGATGATCGTCTTTATCCACAACAATACCTATTTGTTGAACAAGATAAGGTGGATCAAAAAATGCTTTACAATCATCATCAACTATTACTTCAATAACAGTTCCGTCAAGAATTGAATAATCTGGTATCATCATTTATTATATTCCTCAGTTTTTTCAAGATATTTGGTAGAAAAAGTAGAAGTAAGTTCAGATACTTCTTCCGTTTTTTCTTTTTGTGTTATTGAATATTTGACATAATTTTCTTTTACATCAATTATTTTTATAAATATTTTTTCTTGGGTTTCTGCTATGAAAGGATTGTTTGATTTTTCTGGTATATAAGTAAAAGTTTTTTCTTTATTTTTAATTATATAATCTCTATCAATTTCATACTCTATTACAATGTAAGAAGCAAAACCCAAAATCAAAAAAGAAAACATAAAAGTAAGGGTTGCCCCAAAATATTCTTTAAAAGCCGAATATACAAATAAAACAAAAATAATCACCGTCAAAAGTAATAATATAAATATAGTCATTTTATTCCTCTCTAAACCCATAGTCAAGAAAGTTTGCCATCCAATCAAAAACTTCATTTGTTTTTTCTTGATGAGACATTCTTTCCCATTCAGCATCAGTAATTCCAAGACACTCAACAGTGTCAATTGTTTCTTCTTTGCTTAAAGAATTACTGTCATTCATACTACAATAAAAAACTACTTTCATATTTTAATTTCCTTTTCAAATGGTTCATCAAGAACATAACGATAAGACGCTTTGAATACATCAAGCCGGTGGATTGGATTATAATAACGATAATCAATTTTTTTACCTATTGTATCTATCACAACAAGATCATCAACTTCTTCAAGATAACCGATCACAAATATTCCGTAATTTCCACCATCAGCGGCCATAAAAACTTTGTTAATAAGAGAAAGCGGATCTATTTTCATATTTAAAATGTTTCTCATTTGTTTTTCCTATACAATTATTATACACTAAAAAACTTTTTTTGTCAATATTCTTTTGTTTAATCTTATTTTTGTTATTTTTTGATGTTCTTCAAAAGGAAGCCATCTATAAGCGTATGGTTGGCATTGAAAATTAATCCCATAGGATGTCATTTCATATATCACACCTTTAATATATACAGCCCAACTTTCTGTTTTTGGATTTCCTTTTTTATTGTATTCATAACCTTGAACAACAATTTGTTGTCCTTCATTTGGCTTCTTGTCTTCTAAGTTAATCCAGTTCATTTTCATTTTCTAATTCTTCTTATTTCGGCTTCTAAGATAGCAATTTTCTTTTCTTTTTCAAGCATTAAAATCTTTTCATCTTGATTTGGTAAATCATTGTCATTAGAAATAATCTCTTTGTTATCAACAGGAAACATATAAGAAACAGTAGCGTTTCCCATTGGTAGTAGATAGAGGTCATATCCTCTTACTGTTCCAATGTATTTCAGCGTTCTGTATTCATTCACTTGGGCGAAATCATAAACAACATCAACAGAATTGACTAGATTTTTTGTTTCTAATTTTTGTAAGGTTTCAGCCCTTTCTGCTGATACACCACATCCAAACAACGAAACAGCAATTACAACATACAATATTTTTTTCATTTTTAATACCAATTCTCCCATTTCTTTTGAACAATAAAAAACAAAAAATAAATAGTAGAACAACCAGTTCTTAAAACATTAGAGTACCCAAATACTGGATAATTATATTTTGATCTACATTTTAGTGGAACTGTAAATCTGTTTTTTATTTGACTAAAAGGATTGAAAATTAAAAATCTATATTTCTTATAGTAGATCATAAAAATAAAAAACTTATCGAATTGTATTTTAAACATTTTTTCTCCCTCCGACTTGGAACGGAACGACGGCACATTACTAACCCTTTCAGGTTAGTCCTCTGTTAGTTGTTTTTTATAGTTCCATGCCCCAACGATCCGATCTTCAATGCCAGCAAAGGCAAAACTTGACACGATTGCTAACAAAGCAACCATAAACATTTTCTTCATTCTTTCCCTCTCTTTCTTTAATTATACATTAAAAAACTTTTTTTGTCAATGGCAATGACCACTTGGCCCGCTATCACTACCGCAATGTCCAGATTTGATGATGATCTTCAAAATCATCTTTGTTAATTTTGTTAGCATTTTCCCCATCCTTTGTTTATATATCCATTTTCATAAACCACTCTAAAAATATTACTTTTTTTATAGAACATTCTTGAAATTACTTTAATGAGATCGAAGATGTTTGCTTTTTTCGTTTTTTCAACAGCAAAACAACTTCTCTTTAATAAAACAGATGCTTGTATATTTTCGATTTTTATTTTTGTTTGACATCCATTTGAATAAGGATTTGGAAGGGTTTCTTTCATAATTTCTTCATAAGAAACATATTCACTACTATCTTGAAGTTCATTGATTTTAAAATTAGAACACCCATTAAACTCTAATTTGGATAAAGTTTTTAATAGTTTTTCTTTTGTATCAATACTTCCTTTGACGAGATTTATGCTTGTTCTTACTTTACTGGAATGACGAATATTTATTTGCCTGAGCAGTTCAATTCTATCGTGTCGATTATTTGCTCTTAAAATATCATTATTAATCTTTGGATCATAGTGTTGAATGGAGACATTTAATCCATCAATTGTTTCCATTATTTTTTCAAAGTTTTTCCAATTTTGGACGATTGTTCTTGGAAGAGAGGTTGTGATGTATATTGTATCTACGTGTTCTCTAATTAGATTAACAAAATTAAGAACTCTATCAATATAAAGAAGTGGTTCTCCGCCAAGAATTAAAACATCTTTAATGCCAGTTTTTAAAACCGATTTTGCCATTTCTTCTACATTCGGTTCTCCAAGTGATAATAAACCATTTTTCTCGATACAGAAAGAACAGTTATTATCACAAGATTTCGTAAAGCGGACATCTACGCTATTGTATTTCCCGTCGCAACTATTACAAACTAACTTCATTTTATTTTCCTATAAGAATAATATTTCCGTTATCCAAAACGCCAGCGTAAGAATATTTGTCCTTATATTTTACCTTCAAATCTTCAATTTGAGTTAATGTGGGTTCTCCCTTTGAACTTGTACTTAATTCAAAAACCTTTATAGAATTATCATTCCACACATCTTTTTTCACAGTAATTTTCCCAGTTTCATATGAACAGGAAGCCATTAAAAAAACCAAGGTAGCCAAGAATATTATTTTCTTCACTTCATTCTCCTATATAAATATTATACACTAAAAATTATTTTTTGTCAAGAGTAAAAATAATTTCCTTTTTGAAGTTGAACTTTTCACCTGTGTAAATATTTAATACAGAATATTCACTACAATCGTCTTCTTCGTCAAGATCGCACATTGCCCCTTCTTTTGTTAGGCCCATTCCTTCAATTCGTTTTGTTTCTTTATTAAAACAAATATAAGAATATTCAACATCAATCGTTTCATCAAGAAACCAGACATTATCTGCTAGGGCAACAATTTCATCAAACTTTTTACAAGTTTTCATAGATTTAACCACCAAATATAATTATCCTTTGGAAGAGAAGCAGATTGTTTCTCTTTTATATCATAAATAATATTCATTTTTTATCCCTTACTTGAACTCTGCCAACGCCATTACAGCATTTACAAACTTCTTCTCTTTTACTTGATAGATTAAACACTTTCTTTTTTCCCAACACAAATGGGGCATAATCTTGTAATCATCTCTCTTACCCGTAAATAATTTTTCCAAACATAATGGTTTGAATAATAACATCGCTCCCAACAGCATCAACCAAAAGAAAGTTTCCGCTTTCTAATGTGGCAAAATTGGCTTTCAACATCCGTTCAATTTCGGCATCATTTCCTTCACACCATTTGATAATGTCTTCATCGGTTATTTTGACTTCTTTGGGTTCTTCATAATTGTATTCTGGATCTTCAACATCAATGAAAGAAGCGGCAGAATATTCAAAGTTTCCTTTTGTTTTATAAGAGAAAGGGACATCAGTTCCTTCCTTAACTCTCCACATTGATCCAATTCTTGACCAGTAAGAAGTTCCGCCTTCAATGGCAGTAGAGAGAATATCCCTTGCGTTCTGTTTTGTGATTATCATTTTGTTTTCCTTTTAGTTTTCGAGAACAAAAACTACTTTTAATTCCATTTTAAATATTTCGCCTGTATAGATGTCAAGGATTTTGTAATCACTGCTA